AGTAATAGTGATATTATATTTTCTAATAGTACTCCTATGATACAACAACCACAACGCAACGGTTTACTCTCTATGTTAGGAGAAAATGAACACCTTTCAGACAATGACAAGGATGTTTGGGATTTTGTAGATGAAGGGTGGAAGATGTTATGAGTGAATCTGTAGATCTTTGTGAGATGGGGAATCCTCAAGAGCAATCCCCTTTAAATATGGGATTGCAAGACAAATTTGTCTTGGTTTTAAATTTACCTAAAATTTTAAGAGAACGTTCTGTTTTAACACCAGAAATATCTATTAATCCCATACAATTTACTATTTTTGGAACGGTAGTTCCTTCCATACAATGCCCTCCTATGGAGGTTCCTTTTTCTGGTCAGGTTTATAATATTACTTCTTATTCCAGACCGAACTATAGTCCTTTAAATGTTAATTTTGTAGTTGATAATAAATTTAAAAATTATTGGGTCTTATGGAAATGGTTATCAATTTTATCTGATCCGACTTACGGTCTTTATAGCGGTACTGATACTAAAGATGAAACTTTCAGGAAACATCTTGAAGACGGCATGCTAACCGAATATCAAGCTAATTTTTCTCTACTATCAAAAAATGAATATAATCAGACTGTTATTGAATTTAGATATTTAAATGCCTTTATCACTTCATTAGGTGGTATTAATTACGATTATAATACACCAGATATTATAAAATCCTCAGCAGAATTTCAATTTAGCCAACTAGATGTTATTTATCCGCAATAAAAAGGATCTAAAAAAACATAAATAAAATATATAACATTATGGCTAGATCAATTAATTCACCAGGCGTTCAAATTACAGAGACCGATCTTTCACTCTATCAACAAATAGGCGGTGCCACTACCGTTTTTGTTCCAGGATTTGCTTCACAAGGACCTATTGACGAAGTATTATTGGTAACATCTATTTCAGAATTTGAAAGAATTTATGGTACTCCTACTAACGCAGCTGAAAGATACTTTTATTATACATCTAAAGAGGTTTTAAATTCTTCAGCTACACTATTAACAACCAGAGTTCCATATGGTTCTGGCTTTGGTGAAGGATTTACATCACAATACAGTGCTCTTTTCTATCCTGCAGCTTCTAGTGTAGATATATCTAACCCCTCATTAAGTGGTGAAATTACATTGGGTTCTCCAGTATATAAAACTCTTACTGAAGAAGATTATAACAATATTATTCAAAATAATGTAACTTGGAATACATTGCCTGGAAGTTTAGGAGTAGCAAATTACGATAAAACTTCTAGAACCATTACTGCTGGTATGGTAATTCTTAATTCTTCACAAACAACCATTAATGAAGGATTTGAAGGATACTATGTAGCTATTGCAGATAATACAGGATTTGGTCCTAATACAGATTTTAATGCTGTTAATTTCATGAAGAGCTTAACAGGGTCAGAAAATTACTTTAACTTACCCTCTACACGTCTCGGTTTTGCTTTATCAGGAACAGCTGCTTCGGTCGGTTCTAATTCTGTATCAGAAATCATTGAATCCGTACCCACATATAATTTTAATGATGCCTATTACAATGATTCCTTAGTATTAACTGTCATTAAAGTAAGAAATTCAATTTACGAACCCCAAATTTTAACCTATAGTATAGCAGAGTCTTTTATCGGTTCTCTTGACTCTAACAAAAAGACTGTAGCTGCTATCGGCGGAATTAAGAAAACAATGTATTTAGAAGATTTAGTTAATAGCGGTTCTTCTAATATTAAATTGTTTGTAAATCCAAATATTTCACAAAAAATTAATTGGATTGACCCCTATAGCATTAATCCTGCTAAAATTACAAGAACAGACGATAGCACAGAAGGTTTATATCCATTGGGTGTTTGGTCTCCTTCTTATAGATTTGTTAACGATAAAAATACTGGTAATTTAATCACTAAATTAGAAAGAGCACTTACTCATATTGATTCTACCGAAAATATTGCAATAGACGTTATTACCGACGCTGGATTATCTACCATTTTTGCTAATGCTTCGGGATCCTATTATGATGACACCGTCTTCAGAGATACCAGCGAGTTGAGCAACCCTAATTCAAATACTATTGAACGCTGGAGAAGTGTTTTCAATGTCTTTAATAATTTCGTAGTAAATACCCGTAAAGACTGTGTATTTATTGGTGATCCTCTCCGTCAAATTTTTGTTAATGGTGATAATTCAAAAATCTTATCTCTAAGAGATAACACATTTTCAACCAATATTTACACACCTCTTAAAAATTGTTTTGAATCTATTAACAGCAATTATGCAGCAACCTATGCGAACTGGATAAAAACTTATGACGCTTATTCAGATAAACAAACCTGGTTGCCGCCATCTGGTTTTGCTGCCGCAACTTATGCGAGAACAGATACCATCGCTCAACCTTGGATCGCACCTGCCGGTTTAAATCGCGGTCTCCTGAATAATGTTGTAGACATTGCTTTTAATCCTAACCAAAAACAAAGAGATTTCTTATACACTATTGCATTAAACCCAATAGTACTTTTCCCTGGAGACGGTTATACAATTTTCGGTCAAAAAACACTTCAAAATAAACCATCAGCCTTTGATAGAATTAATGTTCGCCGCCTCTTTTTAACACTAGAAAGAGCAGTACAAAAAACTCTAAAATACTTCGTATTCGAACCTAACACAGAATTTACTCGTACAAGAGTTCGCAATACAATTATACCAGTTTTCGAATTAGCTAAAAACACCGAAGGTTTGTATGATTACCTCATCGTATGTGATGAAAGAAATAATACACCAGACGTAATTGACAGAAATGAATTAGCTGTAGATATTTACATCAAACCAGTAAAAGCTGCAGAATTCATCTTGGTTAACTTCATTGCTACCAGAACAGGTCAAAACTTCGAAGAACTAGTTTAAAAAACATAAATAATATATATGGCACAAAACATCTCAGACTTTTATAGAACAGTACAAAAAAATGATTTTGCACGACAATTTCAATTTCGTGTAACTCAATTAGCTAACACTAATTTCGGTGAAGAATCATTAATTTATATTGAAACAGCAAACTTACCAGGACGTGCTATTAATAACGTTCAAGTACCATTTATGGGTCTTAATTTTAATATTCCAGGTACTGCTTCATATCCAGGTTCTGAATCTTATGCTGTGACCTTCCGTTGTGATCAAAATTATGATATTCGTGCTGTTTTAGAGAACGCCACCTTTAATACTTTTGACGATCAAACATCATCTGGCAACTTTAACATTGCAAGAAATTCTTCTGTAATTTCTTTAAATTTATTAGGTAAAGCTGGTAACACCATTCGCCAATACACTCTCTACGGTGCTTATGTCGTTTCAGTTGGTGAAAGTTCTTATAATCTAGGTGATAACGGAACAATACAAACAGTACCTGCTACTTTAGCTTATCAGTATTGGAGAGTAACTTCTACAAATAGAAGTTTGCCGCGTTCACTCTAATATTTTAGCAATAAGTATTATTGCTAATCTATGTCTGAATTTAGTGGACAAATTCCTATATTTTTACAAAACTTTTTAAGTAAACCAGCAAGTGCTTTACCTAAAGGAGCACAATGGGTATTAAAATTTGATGGAGCTTACTCTAACCCGACGAATAAAGGTTCACTAGATTACAGTGGTATTATTCCAGTCGAAGCAATTAAAAAGGGCATTGAAAATGAACCGATCAAATGGGATATTGAAAGAGGATTAAAAACTTTAATATCCGACAATGATTATCATGATAGAGGTTGTTTATTTGTTCAAGCAGTACAAATACCAGGAGAATCAACAGCAACAAATCCAGAAGGTTTACAGGTAAATGCTTATATAAGAAGTACAGTAGGAGCTGGTAGAGATTCTTTTCCATCTTTACAAATAGTTTTTTTAGATACTAATATTAGTTTTGTAGATAATGTTATAAGACCTTGGGTTGTAGCAACCTCTAATTTAGGTTTAGTTGCAAGGAAAGGTGAAAAAAATTATAGGTGTAATATTTCAGTTTATAAATTGGGTGTAATGGATTCAAAAACTCCTGCCTTTGTATTACAAAAATATACATTTTTTGGAGCATGTCCTATTAGTGTTTCGGGAGAAGAATATAATTATTCTCCGATGAGTTCACCTATAAATCGGGAAACTACATTTACCTATCATTATTATAATGTAGAAAATTTAGAAAATCAAAATCAAGCTTTAATAAGAGCTCATTATGGTAAAGGTGGAGAACAAATACCAGTTCCTTTAAGTACCAGAATAAAAGATATAAATGTTGATGTAGCTAGAGCTACCAGATAAAATAATTATTGTGTCATTGTATTCCTTAGTTGAATTAACAGGAAATAAAACAATTTCTTATAAAGAATTAAAGGTCAAACATCTCAAAATTATATATAAATGTTTATTAGGAGATGATATAGATAATATTTTACTTTTTAATAATTTAAATAATATTTTAAGTAAATTAACAAAACAAAATGTAGAAAATTTTAATTTTATTGATTTTTTTATTTTATTAATTGATATAAGATGTTCTAGTATTAGTAACATTATTACTCTCCAAGTATCAGAAAATACCACGTTTGATTTAAATTTAAATAAGGTACTTGAAGAAATAAAAAAAATAAATTTACAGGATTTATTAGAACCTGAATTTTGTGATGATATTGTTTTGTATTATAAAATGCCTTCAATTTTAGAAATTCACAAACTTAATATTAATCCTGAAGTGTCTTATGATTTATTTTTAGAAAAAATAAAAATAAAAGAAAATGAAATTATTTTTGAAAGTAAAGAACAAAAAGAAGAAGTCATTAAAAGATTACCTGCTAAATTATTTTCTTTAGTTATTAAAAGAACCAAAAAAATAATCGAACATTTTAACACCATTAATTTACTAGATTATAATAAACAAAATATTAAAGATATTAATTTATTTTTTAACTTCAATATCAATAATCTTTCTAATTTTATCAAATTATTATTTGGCAATCACCTAATGACATTATATGAAAATATTTTTGCATTAGCTAAAATAGGAAAGATTCCTCCAGAGTATACAGAAAATTGTACACCTGGTGAGTATTTGTTATTCATAAAAAAATTAGAAGAAATGAATAAATCATCTTCAAAACAATCTTCCGATGAAATTTTAAATAATTCTTTTGAAGAACCTGTAGATGATGATCCAGTTAACCCTTATGAAAGAGACGACTTACCACCTATTACTTCAGAATTTACAGGTTGAGTTTAATTTTTATCAATAATAAATACCATTATGTCAGACGTTAAAGATTTTTTATCCGCCCTAAAAGAATTAGACCAAACAACAGGGTTTAATCTTTTTATCCCTTCTCTACAAAAAGAAGTAAAATTTAAACAATTAACCACTGAACAGTTAAAAAGTATTTTAAAAACCGTAGTAGACTCCCCCATTTATAATTCGCAATTCATTACTACTTTTAATACAATTATTAAAGAAAACTGTTTAGATGAAACTGTGGACACTAATAAACTTACCATCCACGATAAACTTTTAATTCTTTTTAAAACCCGTGTGGAGTCTATTTCTCCTGAATTTACTTTTCAATTTACCCAAGAAGAAATTAAAGAAAATAACCTCACTTTTATAGGAGAGCCTAAAACAACTATTAATTTAAAAGAACATTTAGACAATTATTTAAAAAATAAACACACATTTTTACCTGAAGTAATTGAATATGAATCTTGTACCTTAGTTTGTGATCTTCCTACTCTC